TTTCGAGGAAGGCGCGGGACGGATCGGCCTCACTTTCGGTACAAAAGCTCCCCCCTAGCCGATAATTTTCCGTTATAAATCAATAACTTAGATGATTTGATAAATTATCTGATGCGGTCGGGCTGTTGATAATTAGCAGATAATTAGCGGTATTTATTTGGGTGATAATGGTGTGGTGGTGCTGCTGGTGCTGCTGGTGCTGCTGGTGTGGTGGTGCTGCTGGTGTGCTGGTGTGCTGGTGTGACTGGTGCTGCTGGTGTGGTGGTGTGGCTGGTGTGGTGGTGCTGCTGGTGCTGCTGGTGTGGTGGTGCTGCTGGTGTGGTGGTGCTGCTGGTGTGGTGGTGGTGCTGGTGTGGTGGTGCTGCTGGTGTGGTGGTGCTGCTGGTGTGGTTCTGGCCTAAACTTTAGCGCCAGCGAAGGCCAATAAAAAAGCCGCTAATGATAGCGGCTTGGTTGGTGAGTTCGGGTTAGTCTTGAATCTCTATACTGTGCAAGTTACGAACACGCTTCACAGCGCCCGTTTCACGATTCGCAATGTAATCACTGTTGTACTGCTGACGCTTTGAACCAGTGCGGGATTTATAACCGCCAACCAATTCATCATCTATTTCGATCACTGTATCAACTGTGATAGTTTTGCCACTCGCTGACAATGTGCCAAACGCCTTAACATATATCGACCTCCAACCAGCGTCCACTAATACAGATGTTTTATACTCAATTTTTGCAGTTTTCATACCGTTTCAGCCTCTTTTAATTCTGACAATTCAGCGTAAATTTCCATAAAAACATGATCACTTTCGACGTCGATATCATGGTCAACAATTAGATCACAGGCATGATCGAATGCACTTAAAACATCTTCAACAAGCAATTCACGGGCGATTGCTGATAAGTGCTGGAAATACTCGGCTTGTGTATCAATGTTTAGATTTATGACCTTTTCGACCAAGGTCTGATATTTTCTTGAGTGCTGCATAATTAAGCCTCACAGTTATTTATAGATTGCAATCGGTGTGATGTTTTTCTGTTTCAGCAGGCTTTCAAAATCACTGACCATACGATCATCGAATGACATATAAGTCGATTTTTTGACTGTAACGCCGTTTTCAGATGACACCGTTTTATATCCATCGTCTGGCTTAATGTCTAAATTCCAGCCTTCCACAATGCAAATAAACGGTTTATAGCTTTGTTGGATGCCGTAAGCTTTGCGGCCGCCTTTTTTCTTAAACTTAACAAAAGGCGCGGCGGTGTATTGCGCATATGCGCGCGTACCGTGGTCGATTAAAGTTACTTCAGCGCTTGCGATATTGCCGAAATATTCAGTTTTCCAAAATAATGTAACTTTCATAGGGTTCTCCGGTTGTCTAGTTATCTCACAATAGCGGTCTATTTAAACCGCTATCATTAGTTAACTATTGGTTTTTTGCTTTCTCTATTGCTTCGCTTTTAGTTGCTGCGACGACTTTGCGTGTCCAAATCATTGACGTTATTGGGACGTTCCGAAATGATTCAGGATTAACTGAGGCATAATAACCGCGTTCAGTATTGATACGTTTGGCGGTAGTGTGGTCATGATGAATTACATTATAAGATTTCATTTTAGGGTTCTCCGGTTGTCTAGTTATCTCACAATAGCGGTCTATTTAAACCGCTATCATTAGTTAACTATTCGACTTCGTTTTCTTGGATTGACCACACTGTATCGCCGCTGATTTCCAGTCGCATTTTTTCAAGCACGATCCGACAATGTAAATGCTTAGGCGTCCAGCCTTTCTGATTGTCTGCAATTTCTTTCAATCTAGCTTGTGCCTTTTCTAAGCTGTCATAACTACGACAGTCAACGGCTTGACCATGGTCAGGTGACGCGGTTCTAAATACGTTGTAAATTTTCATTTTTCAAGTCCTTTCAAAGCCAATAAAAAAATAGTCGGATACCTGCCACCGTTGCGGTTGTATACACTGATCGTGCGCTCAGTGATTGCCAGCTTTTCGGCTAGGGTGCGTTGCGTGTATCCATGTTGGATCAACCAGATTTTAAATTGCTGTGCTGTCATTAAAAAATTCTCCCACACTTGACGGTAGCGTATATAAAACCGACATCATAACGTCGCTGTATACGCTGCTTTAACGCTGTGACATCACCACGACGTTGCAACGTCTTAAACCGGAAATAACGCGATGGCTTGCCACACACGCGCACCCACAAACCAGTGCAATCGACTTTATCTGTGTTTTTCATTCGTCACTGTCCTCGTCGCTGTCCTCGTCCATGATTTGCGCGAAATTCTTATAACCTGTGCGCACGTCTAGCACGTCTTGCAATGTTTCAAGGTTGTAACCATTGATACAAGTTACAAGCTGCAATTCTTCAAAAGTGGCTAACCCGTTCTCAATTAAGTAATCCCATGCCTGATCTAAAGTAATCATAATTAAACCCCTAACTTAAATTTTTGTGATTTAGTGCCATATTTTCTAATATATGCCCTAACTTCAGACATCGCCACGGATTGATCAAAACTATGTTGATCCATCTTATGAGTGCGCGGCAAATTGCCATTAGTTTGGACTGAGAACCCACGAGATTCGTTAAACTCAAGATCAACACTTTCAACGACCACGGTTTTATTGCCGTTTTTATCGCGTGATAATTTCATAATGTAATGCCCCGAAATGCTGCGATAAATTCGCCAACGGTTTGACCGTCGGCACGATTTGCGATAATGGTTTCGACGTCGATAAATGCGCCGTGAGTGTCAACAAAACCAACGGTTAAATCTGAGTTACTGACTAGGTCTAGTGTCACTGCTAACAACGAAAAAACCTCGTTATAGTTGAAAACTGAGTCGGGAACGTGCCGAGTTAACAAAGCCTCGGATTGCTCCGCATCGGCAGCACTGACAAACATTTTGTTATTGTAAGCGACTAACTGACCGTGATAGTCACTATCAACAAAATCGACATGATAAAGCGTTATATTGTTGACACCGCTATACATTGCAGCGCCTTCGCTGAACTCTAAGCCTTCGCTAATCACAGTGTCAGACTTCGACACTGTCCACACAAAACCGCCACGGTTGCGGTCTGCGTTGGGTTCAACGGTCACAACATAACCATATAAAATTTCTGTTTTCATGCTAACGCCTCGCTAACTGCCAATTTTGCCGCTTCGATTGTACGGGTAAAACCAGCCGCGATAATTTTGCCATTGTCAGCAACTAGCCAACGATACTCAACATAATTCCCGCAAACTGATCCGATAGGTGCTATTGATACTTTCATGATTAAGCCACTCGCACTCTGACGAAAGTCACTTTAACGATACCAAAAACAGGCATGTCAAAAGTAAAACCAAAAACCTTGACCTGTAACCGTGGCGCGTAAACTTCAGGGCGACTGAACTCACCAGCTAATACTAACTTATGAAATTCCGCAAAAGTCCATGATAAGGATTTTAACTCTGTATGCTTCATAATTAACTTAAACATCTTGCAAACCTCGTTTATCAAACTGATGCGCTCATTATAGTAACTAATTTATCCGGTACAAGCTGTTTCTATCATTATTTTTGATAATTCTTCTTTATACGTATTTTTTCAGTGATTGCCGCTAGTTTGTCTGCCGTCGATAATTTATCAAATTTTGCTCCCTGGTTTTATGGTATCAACTGGTTGTACCAGTTAGCTGGCGCGAAATTTTGCATATATAGCGGCAACGCTGGCAACGCTGGCAACGCTGGCAACGCTGGCAACGCTGGCAACGCTGGCAACGCTGGCAACGCTGGCAACGCTGGCAACGCTGGCAACGCTGGCAACGAAATAAGGCTAAGTGACTGATTTATAAAAAGAATCGGTAAGAATTTCGCAATTAATCGTGTTCCGATAATCGGTAATCTAGTACCGAAATCGGGTAAGAAATACCGAAAATCGGTAAAACCGGCCTGGATCGTCGTTTCAATTTTACCGGCCTGGATCGTCGCTGCCAAAAATAGGGGTAGTACAGTTGGAACAAAAAATTAGGCGTTACCTGGGTAGCATAGTTGTTTCGAAAAATTAGGCGTTACCTGGGTAGTAGCGCCTTTTTAATTTTTAGTTGTTGTGTTTTTTTACGTTACATTTCAGATGTGCAAGCTGTACATTTGAAAGAGTGTGTGAACCTCCGTTAGACAGAGGTAGTATATGGTCAATAGTCATTGAATCCAAATTAGGAAATTTTAATGATTTGTCAATATCATGACCACATATCCCACACTTAGAAAACATCAACATTAGAATTGTACAATCTAAATTTTTGTCATACAAACTAGGATGTGACACCCTTCTTTTAGCAGAAAACGATATGTTTCGGTCTTTCTTTCTGAACTCCTTACATTTATCTGAACATTCAAGGTTGTCTATACCTTTATTCAGCGGTTCAAAAAGTGAACAACAAACAGAACAATTTATTTTAACAGCGTTGTTTCTTAAATATCGTGTGGCACACCTTTGACTACAATACTTTTTTCCTTTCTCGGTAGAGTTACCACAATGAATACACTTATCATAATATTTCTCGACGGTATCACCTTCTGAGTCAGTAACATTCCCAGTTCGCCGGATGCGATAATAATGCATCTCACAATAACCTGACTGTTTAGACCTTAGTGGTTTGTCGCAACCTTCCACCTTACATTTTTCAAATTTGACTAAAGTTGATGAAGATGATTTAACCCCTGCTGCTTCACATGCTTTTTCAAATGAACCGAACTTTCTACGGGCCATAGTCAATAAAGAAGGGTCTAATTTAGTACTGGTACACACACCTTTATCAGAAGATTTTAATAAGTCTGATTTGATTTTTTCGATTGTCCATTTCATACAAATGCCTCTTGTAGTTTTCGCCACAAGTATAAAACATTTATACACCATGTCAAATTAGAAGTCTGATATATTCCCGAAACCTTTATTGTCTGCTCGTTTTTTACGCTTAACGGCTTCACGACCGGTCTTTGTATTGTGGCAGGCTCTACATAAAAATTCGAGGTTATTGATGTCCCAAACTGGGCCACCGTCCTCGATTTCAATGATGTGGTCAACGATAACGCCAGGTGTGACGATACCGTAAGCAAGGCAGTGTTGACAGGTGATTTGCTGGCGGATGACTTCAGCTCTGAGCTTTACCCAGCGCTGAGATTTATAAATGTTCTTACCGTCGATATGGTGATGCTCGTAAACACGTTCAGAAGGCGTTACAGCGCGTTTGTGACGCTCACAGCGGGGCGAACCTCTATACCCCACCGGAACGTCCACAATTTCTTTGCAGCCGCTGTAGGTGCAAAGGCGCTTTGGCATTACTGAACCAGCTCTAGGTCGGCTTCATACGCCTGATAATACTCGTCGGTCACAATATGTAACTTTCGAGTGGTGCGGTGTCGAACGTAACGCTGGCCTTCGCATAGCTCAACGGCTTCAACCGGTAAAACTGGCTCAACCGGTAAAACTGGCTCAACCGGTAAAACTGGCGCTGGCGGCGCTACCGGTAAAACTGGCTCAACCGGTAATTCTGGTAAAACTGGCTCAGGTGGTGTTTTCTTGGTCATGAAATTTATCCTCTTGGTTAACCGCCGTTGATTCTAAACCAACGGTTGATTTATGCAAGGTTTTAAATTGTTATTTATTTTTTCCAAAACGGCAAACCTTTTCTCTTTGTAGTAATTTTTATAATTCTATTATTTACTTTTTTTTCTAAAGAGTTTAAGAAAATAGAAAAAAGAAATAACAAATTATAAGTGGTTGATTTATAAAGAAATTAATTAGCGAAAAAGAGTAAAAACCTTAATTTGTTGTTGCGTATTAACGATTAAAAATTGTTTCAACCTCGACAGTAACATTGACACCATTGTTAATACGCTATACAGTATTCTAGATTTTACGAAAAACAGGCATAAAAACATGGTTTTTGACCTCTATAATGCGAAGGCTGGTGATGTTGTTAATTTATCAATTGACCAGTCATTTTTACTATCTAACATTTACGCTGAAGCGCTATCCTATAACTTGGTTCCGTATATCGAATACGCTGATTTAGGTAAAATTTACGTGGCAAGACTGGTTAATTCGGCTGATTCAAGTGTTGCGGAACTGTCCCACACGCTGGCCCGCGCCACTCTCAACCAGGATTACCCTGTCATCTTCGACATCCCTGACTGCTTCAATATCCCTAATCTTATCCGTACAACCCGCCGCGCAATGTGTAACCTTGGCATGAAAGGCACACACACACTAACCGGATCACTGTTGACGCTATCACACAAGCCTGATTTGGTTGATATCATCGCTACACTGAAGGCGCTTAAACCAAGTGAAACGATTATCGTTAGTTCAGTGGTAGGAATGACAGATGCCAAACTGCGGTCACTGATTTATCGCTTAGGTAATGAGCGCGGATGCAGTGTCAGTGCCGTCACATGCGACGAGGGGTTCAAGGTAACGTATAAAGGCGGCAAACACGCGAAACCGGTAAAGAGAACACATAAGGTGCCAATGACCTCACGATTCAACAACACCGTTGAGTTAATGCAATGGAACGTACCTTACCCGTTTAATGACCTTGAGCCTGACCATTTACGTGTCCTCGCCAGTAAACACCCGTTAAACTGCCTGACAGTTACCGGTAACACATTAGTTAAGCGGTCACTCATGGTCGGCAAACACGACGGTAAGGTCGCTGTACTGTTTAAAGGTGAACCGGTGTTAACACTGGACACCACTCACAAAACCCGCCTAACGGCCAGCCAGCAGGTCCAGATTGACGATACATTAGCAGCGTATAAGGATAAGGATAAGCTATGACAACACCGAGCCACCCACATCACTGTTTACGCCAGTACAGTGACCAGATGACATGCAGACAATGCGGCAAGACGTGGGACGTTAACGACCCTGAACCGCCAGCATGTAAGATCGTTAAAACACCACAGCAGCATATTGCAGCATTACGGGAGATACTGAAGAAATGAAACCACTGATTAAGAAGCGTAACGGCCGGTGGATTGTTATAGGCAGACATGGTTTTTGGGGTGAGGCAATGGCTTGGTGTCACCTTCGCAACATTAAAGAGGGTAACTACCGATGAAACACCTGATACCAGGCACGTTAAATGCTGAACGGTTGGTTTTGTTAATCAGCCTCACCAGTATTCGCAGTGAAGATATAATTGAGGGTCTGAACTGGCATTTATGCCGAGGCCACCAGTTAGCAACGGCGGCAGCACTCGCACAGGTGCCACAGAATAACTTAAGCCGCGCCTTAGACAAGGTCGAGGCCGTGGCCGACATTGTAGAACAGATCAAACAACATGACCGGTTTTCACGCTTTGTCGATTCTGGACCTGACGACGTGGTTGTTACCGACAGTGAGGATTGATGATGAATGTATTAATAGCTTGCGAAACCAGCGGTGTTGTCCGTGATGCGTTCCGTGCTGCTGGTCATAACGCTATGTCTTGTGATCTGTTACCGACTGAGCGCCCAGGCTTCCATTATCAGGGTGACGTCAGGGACGTACTATACTGGGGTTGGGATTTAATGATTGCACACCCTGACTGTACTTATCTGACCTGTTCAGCGGCTTGGGCGTTCACCGATGGACCATACCACCAGAAAGTTAAACCAGGCACACTGACCGGCGCTGCCCGTCGTCAGGCCCGTGACGAAGCAATGCAGTTTGTTGAATTATTAGCGGCTGCACCGATACCACTGATCGCAATCGAGAATCCTGCTGTTAATTTCATGAATAAAACCATGGATTTTAAAAAGTATGGTTTTCGTAGCAACTTCCCTACTCAGGTAATCCATCCTCACCAGTTCGGTCACGATGCAAGTAAACAGACCGGATTACTGTTAAAGGGTTTACCTGATTTAACACACACACACACAGTATCACCGCGAATGGTTGACGGTCGGCCACGTTGGGCCAATCAGACTGACACCGGTCAGAACAGATTACCGCCAAGCGCTGACCGCTGGTTAGATCGCGCCAGAACGTATCAGGGATGGGCTGATGCAATGGCCTCACAGTGGGGTAAAATAATCCTGTAAAACGTGTTTACAAACAGAAATTACAGGTATATATTTACCTCACTCACTTAACTGATAAAAACGAGTGTATCAAATGTCAGACGTTAATTTCGAGGCTGAATACAGAAAAGCGTTGTCGATGGGGCAGTTAGTACACCAGTTATTGATAAGAACCATTCGCCAAAGAAATGTGTTAATGAAAGAAATCGGCCGGTTAACTGCTAAACCACAGTGGACCAACGCCGACACCACACCACCAACCGAAGAAGGTTATTACTGGGTCATACTGGTGCCAGGTGGTAAACCGGTAATGTGTGAATACAGTAACTGCTGGAAAATGTGGTTGCAATCTAATGGTGAATACGCCAACAAATTCGAAGGCACTCATTACATTAAAATTAACGAACCGGAGTCATTATGAATCGCGCACTGACTAGCTTTATCGTAGAACTGGGATTACTGTTTGCACAACTGTATATCATGTTCACGGGATTTACGACTGACAATGAAATCGTAGAAATTATCTGTTACTGCACGATAGTAATAGTTGCGATTATCGAATGGCGAGTTCATTCAATCCGTAAACTTTTATCATTAACAACAGGGAAATTATTATGAATAAGATCGATTGGAGTAAAGCCCCTGCTGGTGCTATTGACAGGCGTAAAAGCCCTGAAGGGATACCATTTTTCACTAATGGTAAACAGTATTGGAGCATCACTCACCTCTGCTGGAAGGGTAATGTTTCAGACTGGCAAATCATTGAAACTCGTTACGCACATCCACCGTATGTACCATCACCAGACCCGTTAGGCGGTCATTACTGGGGTGTTGAATACCAAGTTGAAGGTATGAAACTCACTATTGCTCGTGATGTTTTGGTTGGGTTCACATGCGCTGACGGTTACAAAGGTGAGTTAGAATTTTCTGATTTAAATTGGGGTCGTACAAGTAACCCGATTAAAACCATCCGTATCATCGACCCACGTTACGCACCGACAGCACCGTCAGCGCCAGCGATACCACCCGTGCCAACAGAACCAGACTGGTTTGACTGGGATAAAGAAGTTGCAGTTAATTGGCCCCCTGAAGGTACGAAATGTGAATACTGGACAGGCAGCGGTTACGTTACGCTTAAAGTAATGGCTGTGCGTGACAAGGCGGCATGGTTATGTAACGTCGATGACGGTCGTGACGCTATTTCTAGCGACTTCACTGATATTCGACCTGTGGATTATGCTAAAACAATTCACAGAATGAAATTAATGGAAGTCATTAAAACCGATGCACCAGGTATCACCGATGAAGTGGCAGAAATATTAATTAAATCAGGATGGGAGAAACGAAGTGTTTGAAATTCTAATCTTAGTTGCGGGTTTTACGTTCGTATCTGTTGCACTGGTTATGTTCGTGCGTGAAGCCGTTAAAAATGACCATGACGATGAAATTAGTCATGCGGATCTGAAAGACGCCGCTGGTAAAGGTCAGTCATTGACGCTGACACCTGACCAGTGTGGTCAACTGTATAACCAGTATCGTCGTGCTAACCATGATATGTATCGTGTTAAGGTAGGTAAATGATGAACAATCTTACTCGCCAGCAACAGATCGACAAACACAACGCTAAGCATGTCCTAAACCAATTCATTAAAATGTCAGCCGAACGCGACGCATTGTTGGCACAGGTTGATTTACTTAAAGAGGCTGGAAAAGCTGGATTTATTGCTGGCGCAAATTGGCTTTACGCTTCACTTCTGGAAAGCGACGTTACTGAAGATGACAAAGTGGACGCAGCCAACGAATACGCCAAGAGAATAGCTGAGGTAAACCATGACACTAACCTATCGTGAACGCTGCGACAAAGCTGAAGAAATGCTTAAAGCTGGTGGTACGACTTACAAAGCGGTCAATGCTGCAACAGGTATCAGTATACCTAAAATCGCAGCACTGGCCGAAGCATTGAACGTGTATTCTGTCCGTAAGTTTATGCGTGATAGTGACCGCACTAAATTGCTAGAGCTGGTTGAGCAAGGCAAGAATGACACTGAAATATCAGAGGTGATCGGAGTCCATAAAAGCACGGTGTTACTGTATCGCCGTGCCAATGGTATCAAGTCTGGTGTCGTTAAAAAGCGTGAACTGATTTACGCATATAAGCGCCAGCACCCGAGAACCACACAGGTTGAATTGGCCAAGATTTTCAACTGTTCACGGTGCCAAGTAGGAGTGGCGATTAGAAATGGATAACCTAACACTAACTGAATATCTGGACGATAAAAAGCGGATCAAGCAGTTGGAAAAACAGGTTAGAAAATTACAGAATGAAAACGCGGCACTGAGGGCGCTAACTGGGAGGGTCAGACGGAAGTCACGTAAAAATAAAGTGCTTGATGCGTATAAACCAGGAATAACCGGTGCAGAGCTTGCGAAAATTGCAGGATGCACCGTCCGTTATGCGAATCAGGTCAAGCGATTTATCGAAGCCGGTTAATCCGGCTTCTTAAATTTACTGGTGAACATGGTTTCGAAAGCGTCAATACTACGACCACCAAGGTGTCCAGAAATCGCCACCAGCGCATAAGTCATTAACGGGCTAATGTCCATTTCCTGACAAATCAAAGCGGTCACAACGCCAGCGAAAGCAGATATAGCCCATTCACCGACAAGCTCATAAATATTGAACTTGGTTTCTTTACTTTTAACGCGACGGATGTAGTTCACAGTACCACCCCACGCAGCTAATACAACAAACCAAGCATAACCGGCACCGGTGGTGACGATCTGGCCGAGTAAGTTATTCTCACCATTATTCATCAAAACCTCACGGCTGCAACGTACTCGGCTTCACAGGTGAGACCTCGGAGCCTGGATTCGTCAGCAATTTTTGCAAGCGCGATAGCTCGTTGGTTAACGATGTTGAACACGTAGGATTGCACAAGGCTGGTAGTGGCGTCTGCTGCGCCATCGGTGATAGTGCTGGCGGCAGTGGATTTACTGGCGGGTTTACACAGGCTGGCGGCGTATTGCTGCTGCAAGCTGTCACCAGCATTAACAGTAACAGCATGATCAGCGTTAAGGCGTTCGAGTTCGGTAAGTGCTTCATTGTTGATTTTCTCCAATTCAGTGACACGTTTATTGTGTAACTGTGTTAATTGTTCCAGCGCTTCGCGACGTTCATTAGCAGCCTGTATTTTAACTGTTGCAACGTCGTTTTCAGTAACGTTAATGCCTGTCCAGATCCCACCGACAAACACCATAAGCAATAGACCGAGTACAATCCTTAAATCAATCATTTTGTTTCCACCGTTGATAATCAGTTAAGTATTTTTCCGGTGTGGCTTTACCGCCAGCATTCCAGAATCGCTTACAAAATTCGGCCTGTGCTTGTGGTGTTGACGGCAGTGGTGCCAGATCCATCGCAAGACGTGCCCGAATAAAGATAATAGCAAGAGTGTCGTCATTTTCCAAATCAGAAAATTTAACAGTATCAGGGTTATATCCCATTTTCTTGAGATAACCTTTAATCCGGTCACTGTATTTCATGACGTCGTTAAACGTCGGTTCTTCCATCTGACCTAAACCAAGAGCTGGCTTTGCAGCGCCGACTTGACGCCGGTGTTTACCGCCGCCAGATTCGTGGGCCACAATCATCAGCGTGACATCGCGGGCATTAGTGGTGTAAACCGCCAGCGTCATATAAATACTTTCGATTAGTTTTTTGCATTCGCTGAATTTCATAGATATACCTAGTGAGGGTGCGCCGTCCGTGGCGCGGGTTTAATTAAAAGAGTTTTAGCGCTGAATACCATTTAGCTGACTCTGCAATATGCCCCGCTTCCGTTGGGTGAATATTGTCTAGACACCACTCAGGTAGTTTATATCCACCAGTAGTGAGGTTATAGTTAGTATACACCGAGTCGCGATCAATTAGCGTGACACTATAGGTCGCACAGTACTCTTTAATGTACTGGCATACTGCACGGCGTGCAGCTTCTTCGGATTCTGTTAATCCGTTTCTTGGTGCGGGCGTAACAAGGGCGGGCACGATGCCGTACTTTTTGCAGATAGCCATGAAAACACCAAGGCTTTGTCTCATGTATTGATTGCCTGAAACGCTGTATGGGTTGAGATTGTTCACCGACCAAGGGCAGCACGCGGCAATAGACGGTAAAGCACCGTTTTGAACGTAGCTTTGAAATTGGCCTAAATAACCGTTTAACGTGTCCGCTAACTGTCCGCCGTTACCTGCCGTCGTTGCACCACTCCACCCGCCATTAAAAATCTGCCAGTTTCCACCCTCTGAGTTGAGCGATTGTAGTGCAATAACCGCCGCCCCATAGCACGCTGAATTTGTTTGTGGTGCGGAGTTGGCCCCCTGCATGATTGAGTCCCCAACAATAGCTAATGTTTTTACAGGAGACTCATAATCCACTTCTAGCCAAAAAAGAGGGGCTGCTGATCCGTTATCGTTGAATGTGGCAGACGTTTTAACAAAGTCCCCATTGGTTGCGGACATTCCAACCCTTCCGTTAAATTTGTTAAAATCGAAAACCCCGCCCGTGCCCGTGAAAGTCATTCTTGACCCGATATTTGCTCCATCTTGATAGACCCGTAACATTAATATCCAACCACTCCCTCCATCATCTCGGTCTATTGCGTATGGATTTAGCCACCCACTAACAATTTCAGGCGGTACTACATTCGGGGTGGTAATGCCTGCTGCTGGGATGGTGTTAGATGCAAAAGTGAAATCTCTAAAAGCGGATAACCCAGGGGACGGAACAAATGGGTTGGTGGCGTTAGCTGTGCGTGCAATAGTTGCCTTAACCCCAGTCACCGGAGCTAAGTGGTTTGCATTCATTAGATGGAGCCGGACCCGCGCCGGTTTACGAGGAAGCACAAATGTTGCCGCAAGTGTTCTGTCTTGTACGTCTGCGTTTGCACTACCGCCGCCGCCGATTTTGACACAACCAAGGGTTGACCACGGCAGAGTGCCTTTATCATCAATCCTTCCAGGTTTAATTAGTCCACGTTCTATAATGCTCATAATTAAACCACCCTGAATGTAGTGCCTGCGGCAGGAGTGAATCGCAATGGTGTATTCATAAACAACCGATAGTTACCTGTTGCAGTGATGACGTCCTCGGCAACAGTATAATCAGCAGGGTTTACTGAATTCAGTACCAGTGAAGAACGGATTGTTAACGACGTACCGTTAACAATTAATGTACGTTCATTGCCTGCGAAATCGCGGGGCCATAAGATAACTTCAGTGTTATAAACCATATCAACCTCTCACTTGATAAAATTGTCTCACAGCATTATAAGCTTGCAAAGGAATAACTGCATAGTACCCATCATCATTGTGCGTTAAATAGTCACCGGTAGCAGGTCGGTATTTACAAAACCAATCGTCAGTCATGTGAACACTGACAGATCCTGTGTGGATTTTCCAGCCGTCCACCTGTGACACAACGGCTGTGATACGTGCAATGAATGACATTATTTAACCTCATTAAATTTATGTTGAATACGCGCAACCAATTCGGTCATCTGGCTGGCGGTTTGGGCTTGAGCTTTAAAGATGTTAATACCGAAAGTGAGTTCGAAATCTATCTGTACCAATGGTACTGACTGACCTGTTAACGTGTGACGCTGTAAACACCACTCTTGTATCCAGTGTCTGAGTATAGACAGTGCGTGTTGCCTATTAGCATGGTTATTAACTGCCGCGTGAACAAATGGCGCGTGTTGAACGGTCTTTCTAAATTCCTGCACTGATACCATCGCATTGTTACGCTGTTCGATCAGTGTCTCGATAATGTCAAAAGATAATTCCTGTAACACACCAGCTTGCACTTTTAAATCTCGCTGGCGTGACTCTTTTTCTTTTTCAGTTTCGTGCCAGCCGCACTCGGGACAGGTGCCGTCGATAAAAACCATTGCCATTTCGTCAACGTCAGGTACGTACCCTGCTGGTTTGACGATACCGTGTAATTGACATTTACCACAGGTAATCGTGTCGGGAATATCGCTATCCTCAACCAGTTCACCTGACTTTTTAACTTTCGGTTCCACCCTTTCGAGGGTCCATTCAGGATCATCATGAGGATAACGCAACCCCATTTTGGTCATGAAAAACTGAGTATTACCAACGTGGTCTAACAGTATACCGTGTGATTTACCATCAGCAGGCCGAAGCATACGACCAAGCTGCTGCTTGAATAATGAATAAGATTGTGTTGGACGTAGCATGATAACCACGGTAACGGCAGGGCAGTCGTAACCTTCACCTAACAGGTCCACGTTAACCAGGTTCAATATCCGTCGTGACTTAAAATCTTCCATTGCCCGCTTACGTTCAGCGAGTTCGGATTTACTCGATATGGCAATCGACGGTACACCCGCTTCATTAAACTGCGCGGCCACGGCCTTGGCGTGTTCGATATTGACACAGAAAGTAATGGCAGGGACACCAGGCGTGTGTTTAAGATAGTGTTCAACGGCGTCACCGATAATTTCCCTATTGTTAACTTTCATGACCAGCTTTTTCTGGTTGTAGTCACCACCACCAGTAACATCGCACGATTTAGCGTCAAATTTACCGGTAGCATAAATCTTGTAAGGTGTCAGCATTGATTTTTTAATCAGATCAAACATGGTTGTTGTCACTGATAAAGCGTCAAAAACGCCGTCGGCAGTACGTCCTAAGCCTTTTTTATCACCGCGAATTGGTGTAGCAGTAAAACCAATTCCTTTGGCGTTAATCATTGGGTCGATGCAGTTAAACCAGGTTGTACCGGTGACTAAGTGGTGAGTTTCATCCTGTAGCCACAATTTTACTGACTGTAAAAATTGCACGGGAATTTTACCGGCCTTGAGTCTTGCCGCAAACGTCGGCGTTGACGACACTATTACCGGTGAATTTTCGTTATAAAAGCTATCACCGAATAATTCTAGGTTGTTGTTGGTTATGTCACGACGAGCTTTATCAGAACAAATAAAACTATGCGACACACCCATTTTACACAGCGCCTCAGATAACTGTGAGATCAGCACGTCACGATGCGCAAACACTAATGTCAATTCATTACGTTCTAATGCCTTTTTAGCGAATGACGCCAGTGTTAGTGATTTACCAGCGCCGGTCGGTAATACACAGCATACGTTTTTGGCCCCTCTGTCAAAGTGCCGGTTAATATCTTCACAAGCAGTAATCTGATGCGGTCTTAAATTTATTGCCACGGTATAACCCTATCGTCTGTTATCAATTACACAAATATACACTGATAAAATATTTTTGAAAACACACTTTACAAACTAAATTTACACCATTACTATTCATCTCGTCAGTTCGACAAATTAACTAAACGAGGATTTTATGGGTTTATTAGAAACAATTTTAGCGCGTCTTGACCGCGCAGAAAAAGTATTAGATTTACCAGCTATTGACGAATGCACAGCAGATGTTGACCCTGTGGTGCTACCTGTAACACCTGTCACTCACTCACAGTTACAGCCAAGTGATATGACTCGTGTAAACGGCTGTCCTACTGGCGCACCAGCCACACCAGCAGTAACCGGTGACGAAAGTCTGGTTAACGAACACGGTATCCCGTGGAGCGCTGAACACCATGCCAGCACTAAAACCAAGACTCAGGACGGTCATTGGACGGCTAAACGTGGTGGCGATAAAGCGGCATTGGTTGCGTATAACGCACAGTTTACACAGTCAGCACCAGCAGTGCCTGCCGTACCTGCTACACCAGCAGCGCCAGTCGTACCGGCTACACCGTCAGCGCCAGCAGTACCAGCGTTACCCGCAATTCCTGCCGTACCGGTAGTACCAGTGGCACCAGCGTTACCGAGCTTACGCACTGAAGTAGCGTCACAGATTAATCTGTTGATGGAAGATTTTAAAGTCCCTTATCAACTGATCATCAGTGAGTTAGTAACCAGCCGTGGTGCTAACAGCTTTGATGCAGTTAATGACAACGATTTACCGGCAATTAAAGCTGAACTGGAAAACTGGTACGATTTATCAAACCAGATGGAGCAGGCCGTGGTGTTGCTGGATAAAGTTGACGCTAAAACAGGCCGTCAGCATAACTTACCAGGCAATGCGCTTGCTGTGTTGAAGGCTACTGCGGGAGTCAATGCGATGGGTGCTACACCTTATGACAAGCTGGAAGCCACCGCCACAGCGTTAACTACTTATGCTGACCAGTGGAATGAATACTGCCGTCAAACCACAGGCGCTGGTTTCTAATGGCCGCGCACAGCGTTTACAGTTTCAGCGCTTCTGACCGGTGGATGAAATGCCCTGCTGCGATACGCATGTCAGCAGGTTATCCAAACACCACGAACGACGCTGCTGAACTGGGTACGGCTGTGCATATGCTTGGTGAATTTTGTATCAAAATCGGTTGCAGTCCAAAACACTGTATCGGTATGAAATTCAACGGTATCGTAGTGACTGAAAAAATGGCTGAAGATGCCAGTTTGTACCGTAATTTTAGCGATAATCTGACGTTACAGACTGGTGTTAAGCCACTGATTGAACAGCGTGTCGTCATGTCGTCACTCGGTCGCACCGATGTTTATGGTACGTCTGACCTGACTCACATAGCGCTGTCAATGCGTAAAGTGTTCACCAGTGATTATAAAAATGGTTATGGTCTGGTCGATGTCAACGATAACAGCCAGTTAGCCGGTTATTCGGTTGCTACGCTGGACACGTTTGACTTATGGGATAAAGTTGATGAAGTGGTTAACACGATCATTCAACCAAACTATCATCATATTGACGGGCCAATTCGTTCGGTTGTTTATACCATCCCCGAGTTACGCCAGTGGCAACAGCGTTACGCCATTGCTGTGAAACGGGCTGAAGATCCGAACGAAAAGCCTGTGGCCGGTGAACACTGTCACTACTGTCCAGCACAAGCTAATTGCCGTGCTCGATTAGAATATGCGTTAAATATTGCTTACACCGATGTTCCACTGAACGAAGTAAGTGTAGGTGAACTGGAAAGGCTTTACAGTGAGGTCGGTTCTGTTGAAACGTGGCTAAAAGCCATTAAAGGCAGAATGCTTACGGAAGCCAGAAACGGCGTTAACTTCAAAGCATTTAAGCTGGTTGAGTCATACTCACGAGCTAATGTTGACGATGTAGCTGGTCTGGTTAAAGAGGCCGCTGCCGCTGGTGTGGACGTAACCAGGCTTTACCACGACCCTAAAGTCAAAGGTAAAACTGAGTGCAAGAAGTTTTTACCAGCAAACTTGATCGACAAGTATTTTAAAGTGCCGCCTAAATCGACCACAGTCGTCGATATGACGGATAACAGGCCAGCAGTTCGCGTAGGTAAAGCCGAAGGTATCTTCGCACCTATTGACGAACCAAGGCCATCTGCTGAAGGTATTTTTGGGGCAATTGTATAATGACACCTATCCGGTTAAAGCATGATTTAGTTGAAGTTACTGAACCAGATTCAGGCTTAGTATGGCAAGGTTATTTCATGACTGACAGCCGGTTAGGTATCATCTTCATGACTACCGATAAATCAAAATTGTATTGCGCGTTAACACTTGAATCATTAATAAACGGTAATTACACCGTTTCAGTAAAAGGTAAATAAAATGGCTTCACGTACTATCATGACGGAAATTTTCCGTGCTTCACACGTCCACTTAAAAGAGCGTAAAGCGTTCAAACCAACGGACACGCCTAAATTCCGTTTAACCGCGTTGTTTCCAAAAGGTGGCGTTGGTGTTATCGCTAAAACCGGTGTTCAATTCCACAGTAATTTTAATGCTATCCATCAGGCATTAAAAGAGGTCGTGGCCGAGGCATTCCCTGGTTGGAATTACGACCCTATGGACGAGAAATATGCCAAACAAATGCAGGTACAATTCCCGCCAAACTTTAAGAACGGTGATGAACGGCCACAGAAAGACAACTCGGGTAATCCTTTACCTGGGACCAGAGACCCGATCACCGCTAACCATTGGGAACTGTCATTAACTAATGAAGATCCTATCGGTATCGTTGGTCCCGATGGGAAACAGATTGACCCGAGCGCTGTTTATTCGGGTTGCTGGATTCGCGCACAAGTGGAAGTCAGCGCATACGTTACCAAAACACAGCCGTCGTCACGTATTATCAGCATTAAGTTGTTAAACGTACAAATGTGCTATCACGATGATGCGTTCGGTCGTGGCCCTGCTGAATCTGCTGAACAGGCTTTCGCTGGTATGGCTGTGCCGAACAGTAATATCGAAGCTGGTCACGGTCAAGTTATGGGTGCGTTACCAGCTGCACCGGCCATGCCAGCAGCACCAGTGACGCCGGTTTACGTCCACACTTGCACCCAGTTCACTGAAGCGCAATATCGTGCAGTACCAGGCTTCACAACTGAAGTTTTAGTCGCTCAGGGTAAAGGTCGGATGGAAACGCCAGCACCGGCGTTACCGGCTGCACCGGCTATGCCAGCAGCACCGGCTATGCCAGCAGCACCGGCTATGCCAGCAGCACCGGCTATGCCAGCAGCACCGGCTATGCCAGCAGCACCGGCTATGCCAGCAGCACCGGCTGCACCGGCTATTCCCCTGACAGGTAAAGTGATCATGAAACCTGATTCACCATACACTTATCAGCAGTTATCGGTTGAATACAAATGGACCGATGAACAGATTATCGCCGGTGGTTATGCCACACCGAATTTCACTAATCCAGCGTAACTAAACCAACGGCCAAGGATGGCTGTTAACTCAGGTGAAAATTATGAAAGGTTTACAGCGACTGGTTCTTGCGCACACCGAAACGTCATGCAGCATTGCTATGAAGTTCAATTATCACCGGCACCAGAAAATTAATCGAATTTATTCAGGTCGCACACCTTTAGGTAATGGACCTTGGAAATATGAATTTGTTCTTGATTTCTACCTCGAAGGGTGTTTCCGTAAATCGGCAGGTCGTAGTTATAAAGTATTGAAACGGTTATGCAAACTTAATGGGATTTATTTATGAAAGTCATGCGCTTACATATTTTTTATTGCGATGGTGATATTTACCCTTTCGGTAAAGCACCTTGCGAGTGGTATACCTGTATTGAAATTGACACCAATTACGCTAATAAATTGTTCAACAGTGTCACCAAACCAACAGCACGTCAGATCCGGCGCTGGAAGAAACAGGCGAAACTGTGTCATGACTAAATACGAAACGCCAGAAACAACGGCGAAACGACTGGTACTACTCAGAGCTGGCCAGTACCGCGCAAGACTATTTAAGAACAACACCGGCGTGGCCTACACTCAGGATGGCCGTCCGGTATTCTTTGGTTTAGGTAACGAAGGCAAGAAAGACGACGAATCTATCAGAACACCAGATGACGTAGGTTTTACGATCATCACTGTGACACCTGACATGGTAGGAAAAGAAATTGCAGTTTTTACAGCGATTGATTCCAAAAAGGCTGGTTTTCGTGTAAAGTCAGATTACACTAAAGGAACCCGCGAATATGGCCAGAATAAATTTTTCGAACTGGTCAAGAAACACGGCGGCATTGCTGGCTTTGCATCCTGTGCCGCCGACGTTGACGCGATTTATAACGAATTTAATATAAGGGTCACACAGAAATGAATCTGCAAGAAATTAGACAACGTGCCGCTGAGTACGACGAAACCAACAAAACCAAACGTGGCGACACTCTGCCGCGATTATTGGCATTAGTTGAGAAACATGGCACGTCAGCGGTATCGGCCGCCAGTGGATTAACTGAGGCCACCATATTGGTTTACTGTCGAAACAAGGACGAAAGCAACCGGACCTACCCTAGTGAATACGCGGTCACTAAAGCCGAGACAATCTTAAATTAACGTCGGGGTAAATCTATGCACGACGTTAAACAAGCCCGTGAGTTCGTCGAGGCGATCACGGGTTCCGCTGATTCTATCGTTACATTTCAGGCATTCTACGACCCGAAAGGGGTTACACCGCCAGCAGGTGTCGCTAAGGTATGGCATAGCACTGTTGACGCCAGCGTTGAGTTTATTGACTATAAACAGTCACAGCTTGCCGGCATTTACATCTGTATCAATGGTACAGATTTAAAAGGCCGTGAAATTTACAATATCAATCATCTGCGAGTTTTGTTCGCGGATTTCGACGGTATTGAACAGCCTGTCTGGAATTTACAACCGCATCTGACACAACAGCGGGACCAGACTCACGGCCATGCGTTTTGGTTGATTGACGCCGGTGATTTAACTCATGATGAATGGTCAATCCTGCAAAAACAAATCGCACTGTATTACGGTACTGATGAACAGGTGCATGACCCGTCACGGGTAGTACGTCTACCAGGCTCATTGCATTTAAAAAATCCGGCGTCACCACAAACATACAGTATCACCAGTAACGTCAGTAAATCTGTGCCACGGTACACGATTGAGCAGATCCGTTCGGCACACGTATTGTCTGCTGAAAAGGACGCGATACTGAACCAGTGGGCTGAAAAGCGCGCCGGTATTGATAATGGTGTCGGGTACGAAGATGACCCGATAGAGACACGTAAATTCATTAATTTTATCAGCAATGCGGCATTACCTGCTGTGCTTGGCACCGGTTCACATGAACTTTTTCGCGTTGCTTGTTTTGGTCATGACCACGGGATAAGTCTTGAAAATGCTAAAAAATTATTATGGGAACACTATAACCCTCGCTGCTTGCCTGCTTGGAATGACGACGAGCGTCACCACTTCGATGGCGTCGTGTATCGAGGATACCATTACGCAACGAGCGCTGCGGGGTGTAAGACAGCACGGGCCGAGTTCATGGCGTTACCACCGCTACCTGAGCCAAATTGCGGCTGGCAGAATGAAGCGGCCCAATTTAATGTCGTGCAGACGTTACAACCAGAATCGCTGGCGGTTACAACGACACCGGCAGCACCGGATAAAATCGGTGACATCTTCAGATGGGAACACCGACTTACTAAAGACCAAGGTTTAATCGTTGCAGCCCAACTGACGGTTAAAAGCAGTCACTATGATTTTGCACGAGTGTTCGACGGTATCAATTATGACGGTGTAAGACTCATTCGCTGCGCTAAACAGTTTTATGTGTTTAACGGTAAATCGTGGGGTGTTGTTGATGACGATGTGATCCGGTCGGCAATTCAACGGGCATTCGCGGTATTTAAACCAGCGGATAAATTCACCAGTGGTGTTTTTAACTGTCTGAAAGACCATGTTAACGTCCCTGCCGTTGAAAACGGTACATGGCTATCCGAGCGTAAAACATCGACGTCAAACTATACCGTTTTCGCCAATGGTATTGTAGACCTCAATAGTGACGTGTTAACGCTGATGCCACACACACCGGAGTTTTTCACGCTGAACGAGTTAGAACACGACTTTAATACTGGCGCTAAATGCCCGAACTGGTTGAGTTTCTTAACAAGTGTTTGGGATGACAATGATGACATGAAAATGCAGTTGCAAGAGTTTTTCGGATACTGCTTAACCAGCGATGTATCATTGCAGAAATTCGCGGCACTGGTGGGTAAGTCTCGCGCCGGTAAAGGTGTGATGACCGACGTCATGACCGCAATGGTTGGTAGTAAAAACATAGCTGCACCAGCATTACCAAACCTTGCCAGCAGCACCGCATTGCATGAGATGTCAACCAAGTCCCTTACACTTATCCCTGACGCACACAACGTCAACGGTAACGCTAAAGACCTGGTGTTAAGTAATCTGAAGGCCATTACCGGTGGTGACAATGTATCGTTCCACGAGATCTACAAAGGTAGCCGCAACACTAAATTTAAAACAAAACTGGTTCTGTCAACCAACAACGTGCCGAATTTTAATGACCCGTCGGGGGCACTGGTGAATCGTATGCTGGTTTTTATCTTTTACAAATCCTTTGCTGACAATCCTGATACGTCACTGAGAACTAAACTACTGGCGGAAATTGCCGGTATTACGCAATGGGCCATCGAAGGTTTACGCCGGTTACGTCGTAATGGTGGCAAGTTCACTGAAGGCCGCATAGGTTTAATCCAGAAAGAGCGGATCAGAAAGGATATGTTTCCCTTGTCTGAATTTGTCGAGTCGTCGTGTTCGATGCAACAAGATGAATTTACGATGCTGGATGACCTTTATAACGCTTACCGGTTATGGGCTGCGACTGAAGGGCTTAAAAATCCACTGATTAAAAACGAGTTCGATAAATCACTGCGAAATTCTGCACTTAACATTCAGCCTGACGACACTGGTCGCCGTGGATTCTACGGTATTACCGTTAAAGTCCACCTATCCAGCGGCAATGTTATCGGCTTTCCGCCAGTCGGTAACGTGCAATGACCGGCTTACTAGAAACGATTCAACGCCGGTTAGACCGGCTTGAGTTTATCCTCACCACTGCTGAACAGATGACACTAGAAACAGGTCGTGACGTTGACATTGAGTTAATCCGCTTCGCTACTAAAAAAGCCATGGAGTGGAATCGTAAACGGGTGGCAATGGGTTTACCGGAATATTGGTAATTTCACTTTACAAACAGTGTTTACAGTATTATATTTAAATCTGATTTTAACTGATGGATATTAAGTCATGAAAGTAACGACTAATTATTACAGTAGTTTACACAACTCACAATGGTACACCCGCATAGGCAGCTATGGTTTTTACAGTGTGGCTAAACCAACTGCCCGTCAGATCCGACGCTGGAAAAAGCAGGTGAAGCGGTTCAGTTGGCCTGAGTATAAAATCATGGTCAACGGTTGTTACGGTAAGTTTGGTAAGCCTTTCTTTCCTGATTATGACGTGTGTAATATGTATCACACCCCTGTACCTGACGCGATTACGTTAGGTAATAAAATTCATGAATTGGCCAACTCGCAAGCAGAATTTATCGAACAGTATAAACAGGATTTTAACCGTGCGTAGATCAGGTAAAACATTCAGACTTATTTTAAAAGCCCTGCACGAAATGAGTATGGGTAAAGAAGTAGTGGTTAATTGTTACCGTATGGAAACTTCACATAGCGTTTTCAACCAGTTATTACACATGATCGAAACGTATATCAGCACTCGTGAACTCAGTATCGACTCATCAAGCAGAACACTGAAAATCACCGGCTGTAAAGGCTCATTACGTTGCGTCAGTGATACTGAAGCACAGGCTTACGTTGAACACAGAAACTCTGCGAGTTACGTCTATTATACGGATGCACAATAATGCACTACACCGGTCATTATGTTTACGACGTGGAATGTCTGCCTAACTTTTTTTCTTTCCGGTGTACGCGGTGGGAAGATAAAGCGAAGTGGTGTTATGAAATATCGGACTGGAAAAACCAAGGGTTCGAACTCTATCAATTCTTGGAACAGATTAAACATAGTCGTGGTCGCATGGTTGGTTTCAACAATGAGAACTACGACTACCCGATGATCCACATGCTGTTTGATTATCAGGGTCGGATTAATAACGCCATTTTGTATAACAAGTCACAGGCCATTTTTGCCGCTCATGATACTGATGACCGGTCACATTTCATATGGGCTGACCAGCGGCACATACCGCAAATCGACCTGTTTAAAATCCACCACTTTGACAACAAAGCCAAGATGACGTCGCTAAAGCTGCTGCAATTCAATATGCGGCTAGATAACATCATTGAGCTACAACACGACTGGTCTAAGCCTGTTGACCGTCCCACGGCTGACCACACACTGTTTTACAATGACCACGACGTCTATTCTACCGGTATGTTTTTCGACCACAGTAAGAAACAAATCGAGTTCAGAGATCAGCTTACCGAGAAATACGGTAAGGACTTCACGAACCACAACGATACCCGCATTGGTCAGGACTTCTTCGTCATGGAGCTGGCTAAGCACGGTGTCAGGGCTAGTAAATACAACCAGACATACCGCCAGCAGATAAAACTTGCCGATGTACTGTTACCTTACATTCAGTTCGAGACACCAGGCTTTCAGCAGATCCACGAGTTTTTTAAACAGACCGTTATGAATCCTGAACAGTTAAAAGGGTTCTTTGGTTCTCGTGACGCCGGTAAAACTAAGTGTACTGCCAACGTGACCGAAACGCTGGCGGCTACGATGGACCCGAATGACGTCAAGGTCTATTACACTGACGGCACTGTCAGTAAATACAGTGACCGTGACTGGTCAAAACCGGTGAAGTATTTAAGGCCGGTAAACATCCACACCGTCGTCAATGGTTTCAGGTTTGATTTCGGTGCTGGCGGCATTCATGGTAGTTTAAGTAACGTCATAATAGATTCAGATGAAAGGTTTGCTATAGTTGACATTGACGTTGCGAGTTATTACCCGAATCTATCTATCGCAAATGATTTCTTCCCTCAACACTTAACCAAGGTATTCTGTCAGGTTTACCGGAGCATTTACGAACAGCGTAAAACTTACAAAAAAGGCAGTGCGGAAAATAACATGCTGAAACTGGCGCTAAACGGTGTCTATGGTAAGTCTAACGATAAACACAGTCCGTTTTATGATCCTCAGTACACGATGGCAATTACGATTAATGGTCAATTGCTGTTATGTATATTAGCGGAACAGTTGATGAAAACACCTGGTTTAGAAATGTTACAAATCAACACTGACGGTATGACTTTTAAAGTTGACAGATTCTATCTGAACCATGTTGAGAACGTGTGTACATGGTGGGAGTCTTTCACTAAGCTCGAATTAGAAGGTAATTTTTATAGTCGCATGTGTATTAAGGATTGCAATAACTACATAGCTGTGTTTGAATAACTACATCGCAAAACAGTGAGGTAACTAATGCGTCCTTGTATACATCTTAGAAATATGTCAGGCATATATATGCTCTTTAACTCTGTGAATAACAAAATTTACATCGGTAAAACACAATGTTTTTACAAGCGTTGTCACCAGTATGTTTATGACTTCAAAGAAAGGAAGATCGGACATTTGAATGACTACCTTTTCAATGCAATGAACAAACAAGGCATTGAAAATTTCGACTTCGTACCTGTTGAATTTGTTGGGGTGAATGACCTGACTGAACGTGAATTACACTGGATACAACACTTCAAGACTACAGATAGGAATTACGGATACAATATCAGAATGGATAGTAAAGAAGGGTTGATAACTTCACCTGAAACATCGCTTAAAATGAGTGAAAATCTCAAACGTCAATGGGCGTCAGGTGCTAGAGACCAGCACTCTGAAAAGTTAAAAAAGTCTTGGCGTGACAATCATGAACGTAAAGCTGCTCAGTCTGCACTTTTTAGTCGATACAAAACCAAGTATGAATACCAGGTTTTCTTACCTGAAGGGGTTAAGATTTTAAACTATTCGGAACTGGTTGAGTATGGTTTGCAAACCGTTGTAGGTAGTTTCCACAGAAAGAAAACTAATGATGTTTTTTGTAAAGGTGTCAGGGTTGTCAGGTCACCGTTAGGGGAATCAAATGAAATTGACTAAGAACACTAGTGCGTCAGGTAAGATTAAGCGCATCGGTGCCTATGCTTACGAACGTGCAGCCGAAAACGATGGTACGAGGGAATTACCTTGGCACAAAGACCAAGGTGGTATCGTCGTGGCCAAGGCCGCTGAAGCCGCATTAGTACGTGGTGAAAACATCGAACAGTTTATCCGGCGTCACTTAATGTCTCAACCAATGGATTTCATGATGCGGGCCAAAGTCAACCGTAATGACTGGCTGTATTATGGTGATACCGAGGTGCAACGCATTACCCGTTATTTCGTCAGCAACAGTGGTGACTATCTGGTCAAACATATGCTACCGACTGCTGATCAGAAAGCTGAATGGATTAATAAGAAATTCTGGCGTCACACGGTTAACGGTAAATTACAGATGGCAAGTAAACCACCGTCGAAACTGTGGATAGCGTGTCCACCGCCAAGCGCTGAGCCACCAATACGGACAATAGGTATCGACTCCGGCTATCGCGTTACTATCTGCAACGATTTAACCGGACTCGATATGTCTGACGTGGATATTAGTTACTACGTGGCACGGACTAGAAAGCTGGTTGATGAATTAATTCTTTCCGATAGCGCGGCGTAAAGCGTCGCGTTCTACCTTGACGATGTATTTATAATCGCTGGTTTTGCGTAATCTTAGTGTACGACGGTTATCGAACTCATAACCGTCAACAACTAATACAGTGTGCATTTCATCGGTTTCGGTGCGAACCAACCAGAACTCAGGCTCATATCCTTTCCCAACCAGCAAAAAATAACTGAACAGCGAAAAGTCCTCACAGTCACCTGTCAAACTCATTACCCACTTATCATTGACACCGTACTGATCTTGGTCACTGACATAAGTGTGACGCGCCAGTAATTCGGCGTGAACGTACTCGATAGCCTGCACCGGAGTACAGGCCACGAGTAATAAGAGTGATAGTGCCGTGAGTGTTTTCATGGTTTTGTATAACCTCAGTTGTTGTAAACTAAGATTACACATTATATAGTGATAACACAATTTAATTAATCATAAAACAGGAAATACCGCACAGAAGTCTATTTCTACTAAAGGTGACGATATTTGACCACTAAAAGCACCAAAAGAAATCATACTTCTGTTAGGTGATGCGTTCATGTCTTCTGCTGTAAAATAGAAGGTGACTATTTTATTACCGTTTTCTAGGCTATAACCGTTAGATGAATAAGAAGTCGGTTGTCGTGACCCATCGTGTGCTCCTGTGATATGGGTTAATCTCAAGTCCCCTTCCCACCTTCCCTGAACTACTGCGCAGTAAACATAAGCGCTTACTGAGAGTGTGTAGAACTGAGATACTGAAAACGAGTTTGCGGGTACTGGCACTGGCACGGTGTAGACATCTGACATCATAACAGGGACTGCCCGTGTAAGTTGGGTGAATGAACTTATGTCAGGTAGTGATGGTGCGCCAGCCACTCCCCATGCTGAGCCGTTCACCATCAAAGGGTTTGCGTTCTGTGTAGGTGAAATAAAAACTTTAATTATACTGTAGTCACCTGTGATCTTTCTGACAACTATTTGGTCATTTTGATCAGCATTAAACACACCAACAAAAGATTGAGTGTACGACGCGTCGTTTCTGAGCGCCCCTGAAGCACTACTATTTTTCAGACTAAAAGACTTAACGGCTAGCTGTACATTTTTTGTCAAGTTAAAAACTTCGACAGTCCCTGTTCTGACCGACCCTCCCATTCTATTTTTCAGTAACACTGCAAAAAAATAAGATTTCTGCTCAGGCATTATATAGACACGTTGGTGGTTAGAATTCCAAACGGTAGCCGTAGTGCTGGGATTTATGAAACTGTTATAGTTTTTCAAACCGAAATTATAACAACCGTGGTCGGTTCCTGATGAAGCTCCTTTGAAGTTATTAAAAATACCTCTGTCAACCACTCTACAGTTTTGACCTGCAATTTCTATTTCATTAAGATTACTTCTTTCATCTAACAGTATCAAGCCGTCCGTAACACGTACACCGTTGAGGTCACAGTAACTGGAATTTATAAACTCAATGGTTGTTCTTTCACCATGAACCTTACTTATTGTACTTCTGGACTCGGAAAAGATGAACCGCGCATCTGTTTCGATTTGAATGTTGCTATAGTAGTTAGTTCCTGAATCTAGTATTGCAATCCCTGTATTTTCGTTGTTTTCTTCCTTGACCATTCTGAGCAATCTAATATCTGAAATCCAATTCGCGGTCCCGTCTATACGTATACCATTCATTTGGTTCCCTGCATCAGATTGACTGATATCACCAAAGGACATATCTGAAAAAGTGTTCATGAAACACTCACCTTCACCTACTGCACCTTCGTTTCTATACGCATCAACCATGTACTTGGTTCTGTCACTTACATTCATTGACACAAATTTAATTTCTTTAATTACCGCCCTTGTAACTCTTGGTTCAGTGAGTGTACCAAAACGTAAACCTGCTTCACTGTTTGTGATCCTAATAACTGTTCCACCATAGTTAGAACCTGACCCTTGAAGTGTTCTATCGGACTGAATGTAAAGATAGCTACTTAAATAAACATTACCTGGACCAAGTTTACAGTAACGATGTGTGCGAAGAATTTTATCAATAGGTAACGAACAATCCAGCAATGGTTCGTTATAAAGCAGTCCGAAATTTGTGACGTTGTAACTATCACTTGAAATTACATAACAACCTGCACCAAGACCTGACCAGTTCAGATAAGTAGATAAACCAGTGTAAGTGCCGCTCCACTCGGTTAACGCTTCAGGCGCGATCACAGTGCCACCATTATGGTCAGCCTTGTTCCTGGTTGCGTCCCATACAAAAAGACCACCACCGACCACACTACCTGAATAAAACCCAGTTACCTGATACTGTCTACCGTTAACCATGCCCATCGTAGGTAATGCTTTTAGGTGCGAAACAGGCACTATGGTTTTACCGGCTTCAACGCCACCGACTAATTTAGGACTGTCAACAGCGCCTAATAATGTTTCAAATGTACCATCATTCCGGTTAGTCCAAGCGTTAACGGATTCACCGCCAGTACCGGCGACACTAGAACCAGCAGGTACGACTTTAGGTAATACACCACCCCAACTGAAAAACGCTGCCGGTGCCGTTGAGCGTAGCAATACTTGGTTGCGTTCAGTCAGAGTGCCGCCAGTCTCAAAACTACCAGCGACAGGATAGTAACCACCAGCGGCAACAATACCTGCCAGCGTTAATTTAGTAATACCGTCACCATCGACAAACGTGCTTTCGAGTGAATGGGTGAACGTGTTGATGTCCTTTACGTCACGTTTGGCCTGATATAAATCCGCCAGCGTTGGAACCTGATCAGTCATAATTACTCCGGTAATGATAAATCGTTTTTGTAAAAGTCAGGACTGTAGTTAGTCGCGTTAACCGTGATAATCTCACTGCCATCATCAGCAATGGTGCTTTCAATGGTTTGTGGCAACAGTGCAACCGACTGCCTTAATTGTTCTGACATTAATGTGAATTTAGTGCGGTCACGGTTGTAACCATCATAAATCGGTTCAATCGGCAATGCTGATAATAATACACGGTATTTATCAACCTGCGTACATAGAATAGCCTCACTGTTGTCGCCGTTTTCCTTGGTAAAAATAATGTAGTGGTCCTCACCAGCAGTAAAAAACACTGGTTCAGATAGCTCCACGGTAAGCCCTGTGACCTCGATCACCTCACCATCGAATACACGGTAGCCGTCAGTTGTGTCGGCGCGTCTAGTGAATCTGGTGCCGTCTGGTGAATCAATGCGCTTACCAGGTATGATGTTTCGACCGAACTCGTCAAGCTCGAATTTAACAAACTCATTCTGGTAAATCTGTTTGTTGTAAATTCTGGCCCCGTAACGGTAAGCCTGCAATTTAGTGGTGCAACCTCTTAACTCTTTGCGAATAGGATTTCGGGCTGACCGGTCAGCAGGTATATAAATCGTGTCAGTGGTGCCAGTGTCGTTGCTCCGGTACGTGATTTCTACGCCGTCATGCTTTCTGGTGTAATCAGTGCGCCGGATCTCAGAACCAGGTATTTTATTCCTGCAAGTTACCTGCATTGACGAAACCAGTTGAGCCTTTTCAAAGAAGCAATCGTAAATACCGGCTTGTACGTAAGGAATACACATAACCGTTTCACAGACTAGCGTAAATGTGTCCTGTGCTGTCAGGTCATCGGTATCGAAGTTATAGCCGAACTTGGCCATGTCAACTTGACCGAAATACGCAATAATTTCAGCTTTAGTCTGTGTGAACGAGTCAGCCGCAATGTTACTGAGTGACATACGGCCGATGAACGGATCTAACATCATGTGTATCAAAATCAGGTCAAAATCATTCGTGACATACGATTCAGCCGGACCTAATGCACCATTGCCGAGGTACTGTGTGATTTTACGTGTCAGAGTGACATTCTGTTTCCGTGATTTAATCAGTCGTGACTGACTGTTTGACGGAATTAAAACGTGCGCTGTGGTCACGTCACCGAAACCTGTAGTTGAAACTGGTTCAAACGAATACAAGTCACGCCATTCAATTGTATCCACGTTACTGACACCACCATTTTTGTCACGCTCTGTCAGTCGTTCAGCACTGATTGTGCAACGGCTGTACGGTACAGTGAGTCTGACTGTTTTAAATACTGAGTTTCTGACACTATCGTTACTGGCGTAACTGACTGTATGTTCAACATCAGGACCAACATTATCAATGTCAGTAAACTTAACGCGAATGCTGGCGGTGATTTTAGTCTCTTGGTTATCGATCAGTTTATAAAATCCGTTGCTGCTGACAAAATTTAATAGCACTTCTGTTGCACCAGTTGGTACAAATATCGGACCCACTTCAGGATCGAACGGTACACCGGTTGCAGGTCTCCAACGATTATCACCGACTGTTATCACATCATAAGTATGGCCACCGCCACCACCGCCACTGGTGTGCCTATCATACCAGACACCAGATAACATACGTGTGTCTGTAGTCCACTTATCAAGCCCGTTAGCAGTCGTTAATCTGATTGCATAGGACGGAGGCATGTAATACGAAACCAAGTTGTTTAATGCGGCTACGACTTCAGTCGGTGCATTGCTTGGTATTGATAATAATAAGCTGTTCCAGAATACTTCAACAACGGTGTAAACAAGCGTACCAGCAACACCGAGGTCTACGGGTGTAGTGATAAGGTCAATGGTCTGTGACGATGAACCTTGATGGTCGAGATAGACTGAATAAGTACCATTTACACTGATGTAATACATATCCGCTAAACGTACTTCGTCACCTGGTTTAAAGAACTCAAGGAAGTCGAAGCCTTGCGGGATATAATAACCCTCCATTGCCAGATTAAAGCCTTGTTTACGAATGCGCCAGCTAACACCGGTTGTGTCACGGTCATTCGGTGGCGGCAATTCTGACGGGTTGAGGTCGTTAGATTGACGGTAAATACCGATAGGCTGATTAATTAATTCACCGATAGTTAACGACGGTGAACCGTTACCAGGGTGTGTACCAGGCTCATAAACATTGACGGCTGCACCATTAATATTCATGACAGGTGTGTCACCATCAAACCAGTTCTGTGCATTGATCTGATATTTACCACGACCCACACATAAAAACAAAACTTCAGTTTCTTGGTTGTTAACACCAATACGGTAAGGCACCTGCCACAACGGTGGAATGTGTTTAGTCACTGTACCAAATATATCGTCGATACGTTGGTTGATGCGAGGTTCGTTACTGGTGTCACCCAGTCGGTTTGTCGCTGACTGTTGTTTACCGTTACCGCCCGCGTTAATCTGTGGCGCTTTCGGCATTAGCAATATAGTGGCTGCAAGTACCACTGCAAAAATCACCAGTGCTGTGGTGATAGGGTCACGCGGTAACATTGAATCATGAGTGATAGCTACTGTGCCATCGTTAATATCTAGGAACTCACCGTCAGCAGTGCGCAGTTCATGACCTAGAATTTCCTCGTCAAAAAACCGTAAGTCTAGTAATTCTTCCCGAGTGCTGAACCGTGATAACAGAAACTCTGCCACAGTATTAAACTCGGCTGTGATTTCTGCCGGTTTAGTCGGATCAGGATAATATTTTATTTTGACCATTGCCAGAATCTAACCTCTTTATAATTTCTCTGTGTGACCGACAAGGGCCAATGAACCACTGAACCAGCGCGGTTGCCTATTTTGTGGTTATGATAAACACCATAATCAGCATAAACGCCAACGTGAGCATCCTTGTGCTGTTTCATAGTGACAAGACAATTCTCGACCGGTTCAGGTATTTCAACGAAATGTCGAGCCATCCACCGGCTAAATGATAGCTCGAAAACACTACCGTCAGGGATTTTAATACCAAGCTTTTCACGATACCATTCTGCGACAAAATGAGCGCAGTTATAGTTATGGTAATCGTAATGCTTTCCAATCATATAAAACCTTTCAGCATCGGCACACGGCTGATGGTTGCGATTTCACCAGTCGCACTATCGTTGGCAGGCTTACTAGATATACGAATGGTACTGCTGTAATTCTCACTGTTTCGGGTAATGTCTCTGACATATGTCGTGACCACACTACCTTGAACATTACTGAAAGTACCGTCAGCATAACGGATATACACCCGTGACTGAACGTACTGACTGTCAGGATCATGCACGTTCGGATTAAAATTAGCCTGTTCAGCGGCCAGAATATCGTTCACTTGGCTGACAATCACATTCCGCTCGTAATTCAGATCAGCATTACTACTGGCGCGACTTAGTGACATCGGCGCATATTCAGCGTCAACGTATACACCGGTTTCTAACCTGACACGGATAGTTTCGGTAAACACGTTTTGCAGATAGTAGACGCGACTAAACCAAGGTGCATGAATGCTTGCGACCTCAAATTCAGTCGTGACCACCGGTGCCGAAGCGTACAGTTTTCTCAATTCTTCACTATTCAATTGGCATTAACTCCACGATGTCATGTAAATACAGAAACAACCCCATGACTTCAACGCCAACCGACTGGTACAAATTAAACAGTAGGTCATCGGCTTCACGGTCACGAACTGAGTAAATCTCCATGGTCATCGTCGCGTTGGAGTCTTTCGCTGTGACCTCAGAGAAATTAACTTCACTGATGATCTGAACCACGTAAGGCTCTACAATTGGCCTGTCAGCCTGCAAATGACAGATGAACCGTTTACCCTGGTTACGTTCAACAAACAGTTCAAAATAATCCTGGTGCGCCTGTGTCTCAAGATAAAAGCTAACTTCAGCAATATGTGTTGTGCCGAAGTATTTACGACGCTGACGCATTGCACCGCCAGCAGTATCACTACGCACTACACCTGACTGTTTCGACCGACTGTAATCGACGGCAAGCGGTATCATTGGTTCACCGCCGAACGTCAGGACGTCAAGGCCGGTTAAATCACCTTTAGTTGCCATTATTCAAATTCCTCCCCACGTTATAATTTGACCGCATTGACCGCGCAGCTTTGCTGTTAGGATTAGCGATTGCACTGCTAACACCTGTGTCAATGTTCTGGTCAAACACCTGCTTAGCGATTATCTTAACTTCTTCAGGGCTGATCTGTCTAACATCGTACTGAGCGCCTTTGATATTATTTTCAATACTGACCTTCATGTTAACAGCGGTGCCGCCAGCATTACCGGCATTATCCAGTAGTTTAGCAGTGTCCTCGCGGCTAGTAACTCGGGCTGGACCTTTGACAAGCATACCGTTGACAAGCTCGTCACCGTATTCAGAAACGATACCGAACTGACCGGCAGGCACGTTACCGCCTTCGTCAAATGCACCTGCAATGGTGACACCCATGATGGCACCAGCTTGAGCTGCACCAATTGCTAAACCAGTGGTGATCATTGCTGGTGCTGCGAGTGGAAACATTGCCGCCAGTTGTGAACCTAACGAAATACCAGCAATAACAGCATTTGCCGCTGCAATCGTTTGTGAGATAACAAACATCGCTTTCTGTGCTGCATTCATGTCTTTGGTACGGTTACGGACGTCAGCAGCGCCATTACTCATTAAATCAACCAGGCTTGTCATTTGTTGCGCGGCCATGCCGAATAGCGCCAACTGGTTCTGATAACTCTGTAAGTTCAGTTGGTCCATAACACTGTTATGTCGAGCTATTTCGCCTTCGATTAAAGCATTAATTCTGGCCCGTTCTTCGAATTGACTTTCGTGTAAGGCGTTGGCTTGTTCGGCCAGCGTAATCATGTTACGTGCGTAAAGCTGCGTTTCAGCGCCTTCAGGATCTTCGGTTCGACGCTGTTTAATTTGAGCGTTTTCTATCAGACGGCGGATGCGTTCCCGTTTATCATACTCTTTTGTTACTTCTTCAGTTTTCCATGCTTCTAAAGCTGCATAGGATTCGGCGGCTTGGGTGTCAACTGAACCAACTCGCTTAACATGGTCGTCAATAATAGCTTTCTGGCGGTCATATTCCTGATCGACAGTGTTAGTTTTTTTAACGATGTTACTGTAGAAGTTCTGAAATTCCTTATCAAGCTCAGTAGCCTGCCACTGGTCAAGTGCGGCATACGCGGCTTTTGCATCTTCATTGGTTTTGCCGATATGTTTAACATAATCGTCAATGATAGCTTTACGCCTGTCATACTCTTGCTGTGTTGATTCAGTTTGTTTTACCAAGCTTTGATATTCGGATTCAAAAGCCTTTGTTATTTCGTCAATTGCGTCAACAGCGTTTTTACTGATCGGTTCCCAACCATTGGCCGTGTCTTTCAGTATTTCTTTACCTTTGGACAATTCGTAAAACTGGTCTAATAGTTTTTGTTTCAGGTCATCTAAACCGGCTTCAGCGCCTTTGGCTTTCGGATTAATCATTGCTATTGCGTCAGCAAAATCTGACAATGAAGTGTCCGTAACTTCTTCTTTTAAATTTTTTATTGCCCGTTGAAATTCAATATAATTATCGGCAGACCCTAAACCAAGTGCTTCACGCAAAGTGCCGCCGAATGGTTTCATGTCCTGAATTTCTTTACTGATTACTTTTAGACTTTCAGCCTGAGCCTTTAAAACACCACCTTGAGCCAATCGCAATTGTTCATCGGCAGCACGTTTACTGTACTGTGCCAGTTCATTTAACTTACTGCTTAATTCGGTGACACCTTCAGCATTGACTGTCAGATACTTGCTGTATTCTTCAGTCAATTTGTTCAATCGGTCCAAGGCACCGGCCGCACTGTTCATTGAGGTATATAATGCACCACCGATAACACCTGCGATTGCGATCACGGCACCGAGTACAGCACCTGTTGGGCCAAAAGCTGATGCAAACTGTGACGCCTGCTGTGAAAACACGACAAAGCCTGACGTACCCATTTGCAATTGCACGATAGTATCTTGTAATTGCCAACCGGCGTTCTGTGCTGTACCACGTAGATCACGAAACGAACCTGAAGTATCGTCAACAGCCCCACGCATCTGCTGATATTGCTGGACAGCCTGTAATACCTGCTGTTTCTGTGCTTCGGTAGCATTAGAACCAAGGCGCTGAACGGCGTTTAATTGTTCAATTTCGTCAGCAGTTTTACCGACCATCGCGGCCATGTTTTTGTATTGTTCAGTGATGTTTTCAGTGAGTTTATTATTTCGCTCGAACTGATTCGCAACCAGTCTGGCCTGTTGCGCTAACTCTTTTTTGCTCTGCACGGTTTTATAAGTGACAGTGGCATTCTGACCTAACTGGTTGTTTAATTCGGCAACAGTGGCGTCAGCGTCTTTGACAGCTTTGGTAAATGTCCTGACGCCAGTAATACCATCGGCACCGTTGAACTCTAATTGAAACGTGGTTGAGCGAAGTACATTACTCATTTGATTTTATCCACCAGGCTATTAAACTTAATTTTAAACTGCTCGTTTTGCTCGTCAATCGAGCCATAAAACGCATTGGCAAGAAATGGTTTTGCCGCTATCTGGATCAGTTCCTCGTCAGAGTATTCCTGACCTTTCTGTTTACGACCACCAGACTTTAATCGTGATGTACCGTATTCGACCCAATAAGCTATCTGTGCTGCGTTCAGGTCAGCGTTTCTTACTTTACCTTCAGCGTCCATTGTCGTGGTGAATATCTTACCGTGTGCAGCGGCCACAGCGTCCATATGATAAACACCCATCGTGCCCACGACGGTATGAGGGTCAGATTTACTGAATGCGTTCGACTTACCTATGGAGTCATAAACGTAACCGCCAGCCTGCCCACCGACCATAGATACCCAATTTTGCCGGATGCGCTCGAGTACAGGTTCTTGCATTGCATTGACAGACTCACGGATTATTGGGTCGAACTGATCCGCCAGCTTTTCTAAATAACTGGCGATTTCAGTGAGGCCTGTATTTTTGACACTGACAAAACCACGGGGCACGAGTTAATCTCCAAATAGTCGCCTGAATTGCGCTTTACTTTCTTCAACCGTAACTGTAGCAGGATTGCGCTTTTCAATGATAGGTTTGTCTTTGGGTGTGATAGAAAAAAATAAAGACCAGTATTCAAGTTCAGATGCGGGCCACCGCATTACCTCAAATACTGGCCTTCTAAGGTGCATGCAAATTTTACGCACCAAGAGCATATACCCGTCGCTTAGGAGTCGCTTTTTTTTTCCTTGAGCGATTCCACTGGTTTGGCGGGGTTTAGCTCACCATTGGCAGACATTAGCGCTTCAAGTGTTTCACGTTTGACTGTTGCATGAAAACTGTCTAACTGGTCCTCTTTCAGTAAAAAATCACCGGTGTCAGGGCAGATCATTACTGACATAAGACTTGCGCAAACCATTAGTGCTGTAAGCCTAATGTTATCAAGACCTTTTCTTTTCATGATTTCTGCATGCAACCGGTTCTCACGAACACAACCGGCAACTGTAATTTCAGTAACCATAATTTCAGCATCCTGACCGAACTGTGGTACTGAAACCAATAAGGTTTTACGCTTAGTGATTTCTTCTGATGTTAAATTTAGCGACTTTAAAATCATGATAAAGTTACCGCCAATGAACCAACAACGCCACGAACTTCAGCGGTAATGGTTGCAGTACCTGCTGCGACTTTAGTCACTAAACCAGATGCGCTAACGGTTGCTTTAGCGGTGTCACTTGATTTCCAAGTCACAGTACCGATTTCAGCGGCGTTCAATAACGGCACGGTTTCGATTGATAACTGAGAACTCGTAGTAATTGCGGCAGTACCACTAACCGTTACGGTCCATACTGGACGGCTATTCTGTTTACCGGCCACTTCCCATAATTTCCAATCTTCCTGAGTGCCGTCAGTAATTTTAAACCCAAGGGATTTAAACAGGAAACCTGCAACAGTGTTATCAGGCCATTTGATCCGCATGTTAAATTCTTCTTCATTGCGGCAACGCTGAATAAACGCCTGTTGTAGCACGTATTCGTCATAGTATTCATCGCCTGATTGTTGAGGCGGAATATATTGACCTTGCAAGTTTTTATCAGGTGCATCGCGCAGACCAGAACCATAGCGCTTCATTCGGTCAGCTAATGTTGTTTTTTCTTTCGGTTCGGACATTTCGCCTGTCTCACCGATACTGGTGAGCTTTGGCGCAATAGCCCATACACCAGGTGCTGTTTCGTGTTCAGCGACAGTACCCGCGAGTAATGTTACATCTTCTGCCATGATAGACCCCTATTTTGGATAAACGGTGACGTCAATAAACGCCCGTTGATGCGGTTCAGTCGGTGCCTTTGGCTCTACTAAAGTCAATTGCACAAACAATTTTTGAAAATACTGGTTGCTAGTATTGTCCAGTAATTCTACAGCGTCAATGGTTTGCTGTAAATGCTGTACGGTGTCGATAACCGTGATACGCCAGTTAGACAGCCGTTTGGTCTTGCTGCCTGCCAGAACTCGGCTACTGCTATGTGATACGTTATACAAAGCAATTGCAGGTACTGCCGCGTTACTAGGCACCACACCAGAATAAACGCCAACGCCTGGCAAGGCCGTTTTTAACGTGGCGATCAGTTCGTTAACCGTGGTTGTCATGTGTCACGCTCCACCTTGGCTGTGATAATCATGGCCTGTCTGGTTGCACCTGGTCTGACATGCTGGATTTTATAGACGATACCTGTCTGCATGTCACGCAACCAACCGGCATTGACTGCACGGTCATCAAAATACATCAGGCAAGTAATGACCTCACTGGTTAATGTCTCACCCATCTGGACAAGCTGTGAACCGTTTTTAACGTCAATGTCAGCCCATGCCTGAAACAACGGCGTCAGCGGTAACGGTTGACCGTATTCGTCTGATCCGCTTGGTTGAGTCATAAACTCGACAGGTCCACGTAACCGGCCTGGATTTAAGTTAAACTCCATAAAATTTTACCGTGTCTAATAACATTCGTGATGTCAGTGGCATTTCAGCAACGGTGACGCCTGTTACTGTGTCCTGCCGGTTATTATAGAGTGTGCTGATCATCATCAGGATTCCTTGTTTCACCGCTGATGGTACTACAGTATAACCGCAATTATAGGTTACTTTAGCGCTACTGTAAGGCGTAGTGATGGTGATTTTCTGTGTAACGTCGTCGAATGTGTAATCAGTGCTGGCGGAACCGTCTAACAGCAATTCTGTCACAGCAGTAGCATTACCGAACGGCAATTGAATCTCACCGGTGTATTCTTCGACAGCAATCGTTACAGAACCAAGAGTCAGTAATCTGTTGCTATAAGTTTGAGCCAATTCAGCCGCCACGGTTATCAGCGCAGTGATGTAACTATCTTCCATCGTGTGAGTGACACGGCATTGAGTTTTAGCCTCTGCCAGTGTGACCACAGTCGATAATGACGCTTGTGAGTTAATTTTTTTATACATGGTGTACCCTTACGGTTTAATTGTGAATTTGATTTTACCACAGTCCCATAGTCTGCTATAACCTGCTTCTTTCATCATTTCTTTTTCTGTTTTATTGTCAGAATAAACGTGTGGTAATTTACTCATAATGTGTTTTCTTCTGAATAAAAATTTATGGTATCTGTTACCTTGTTTGACATAACTGTAGTCAGGTGCAAGCTCTGAATCAACGGTAAAGTCTGCTTTTAAATACGAATCACCTGAATATCTACATTTGTCAAGGAACGTGAATACTTCTTTACCTGTGACTCTGAGGAAGTGTTTAACTGACTTACCTAGTGAACCGATTACGCTTGTTGAAGTGCAATGCCTGACGAGTTCGTAATTATCGCCCCGTCTAGTAAAACATGATACAGACACGAGTTCGTCACCACTGTATAAACAAACAGATTCACTGTAAACACAAGATCCTTGTATATGATTACGGTTAAGAAATTCTGCAACTATTCCTTTTGTTGGGTTCGTCACTATTTTACATTTTCTGGCGAAAACTGACTTAACATCAGATAAACCGAGTAACTGTTTAATGAATCTGATTTGTAAATCTTTGTTTTCGTTCCATTCATTTTCCCAGATATGGACCAGTCTAAAACCAGCGTCGTTACACATTTTGGTTTTGTTTGAATGATAGTGTTTGTCCTTACCGAACTCCTCAGAGTGCCATTTCAGGCCATTGTATTCGATGGCGATTTTCTTTTCAGGGATAACAATGTCAATTTCTAAAGGTTTAATTAACGATCTGTCAGACCGTATTACTGTTAAACCTTCTGATTCGATTATGCTTGCGATCTCGTTTTCAGGTGCTGAAAGTCTGACAGCACACGACGGACAACCAGCCCCTGCACTGTAATGATTTTCGGCAGATTGCAAGAAAGGACCATGTATCTTACAGATCACAGTCACTTTACTTCTGTAATGAGTGTAACTGGAAAGGTCGTATTCGTACTTGTCACCATGAACCTTTCTTGCCATTGTCATAAATTCAGAATTATTAAGTTTCTGTTTCTGCCCCGCTGACTCTTTGCCACATTTCGGGCAACCTTGACCTCGATAATGGTTTATTAATGATTGTGAGAACAAACCATGTGTTTTACAGATGATGTCTACGTTGTCTGCGACTTTTTCATACTTTATTTTAGAGTAGTCATATCTGTCACCGTGAGTTTCCACGCATTTTGCTATTACTTCGTCAGGTTTTAGTTTTCTGGATTCAGTTTTTTTTAATTTTCCGCAAGCAGGACAACCTTGACCCGTAAGATGTGCATTCGGTATTTGTTCAAAATCACCATGCAAAGGACAGGTTATCGTTACTTTTGATTTACTTTTGATGTAATTAGTTTTTGAGTAATCATACTTGTTGGAGTGTACGATATTAGCGGATAATATGAATGATTGTGTCTTATTCATTTAAATGTCCTTAGTCAAAGGGTAGTCTTGAAGGTTAGTGACAGGTGTTGACTAAACACTTTTCGGATGGCCGTCCTAGTCACACAGTAATATTATCACTGTAAAAATAAAAAAGCCACCGGTTAAGGTGGCTCTATTATTACTGACCAGATTAACCGGCGTTAGCTGTAGCGGCACATACTAAAATTGCATCGCTCTTACCAACGATTTCAAAGAACTCTTTGTCCATCTTAACCACGGTACAGCCATCAACGGTGTACGGGTCTAACAGTAACTTATCAATGTCACCGTTGTTCAATAAGAACGCTTGTGATAAATCACCGAAGATTGCGAAAGTGCTGTTTGCAGCTACGTTCGGCATGGTGTCATCAATGATCACAGGATAACCATTCAACACCAGACGTTTACCAGGTAAACCTTCGATATATTCATACATGAACAATGGACGACCATCAGCATCTTTTACTTTTTCGAAGATACCTTTAGTATTCCGGTTCATGTACCAAGCGGCTTTACCTAAATACATCGTCGGCAGTTTGTTACAGGTATCAATTACCCAGTTCACGATAGCGTTACTATCGGCACCGATGGCACCTGAAATACCGGTTTTAACAACAGGATAAAAGTCAGAATCACGACGACCTACACCTAATGTTGGTTTCCAGCTTTGGCCCGTAGTTGCTGTGATGTCAACACGTTTCGAACTCAGAATACCACGGCAGTTTTTACCGATACCGTTACCAAACAGAACTTGCGCAGCCAGATAAATACCTGACGACACACCCATCTGATTAACTAAATCGGCGTAAATGTCAAGGTCTGAACCGCGCATAGCTTCGTCGGTAATGCGAGGCTTCATGTTCATTTTGAACACGTTCGACTTAATTTCGACAAATTCACTGGTTGAAGTTTCAGGAATAGTCGTACCAGCTACGTTTTCAATACCTTCCTGCACTGAAGGATAGCTGATCTCAATCACCTGACGGTAGTCACGAGTTAGCGATGGTTTGTAACCGATATGTGTTAAAATCGGTGAGAACTCACGCGCATAGTGCATAATGTCACTAGCAAGGATTTCAGCAACAGCCATACCACCTTGAGCGGCAACGGTTAAGTTCAGTGTCTTAACCTGTTCAGGTGTGTGCTTCGACTTGAGCTGGATATTTAAGCCCATTTCTTTTAATTGAATTTCGGCATTTTCACGGATGAACTTAAAGAACTGGTCGCCTTCTTTACCGTCTTTTGTTTTAATAAACGCACCAATGGCTTTTTGCGCAACCAGACGTAAAGCATTTTTTTGCTGTTCGTCAGTAACTGCTGCGATTGCCGGTTTTTGCTTACTGCGAAGATCAGACATTTCAGACTGAACTTCAGCCAGTGAGTCAACCAGCTTCTTCATACCTTCAACGTCACCACCTTCTTTCAGCTTGTCGAACTTGGTTTGTAAGTCCTCATGCTTTTGTGTCAGCGTTTTGAACTGTTGTGCCAGTTTTTCGTTTTCGTCATTCTGTGCGCTGAATTTCTTCAACGCTTCTTCGATCATCGCCTTGATTTGTTCAATGGTCATGGTTATTACCTTATGTGAAATTTGAGTGATGGTTTTTGGTTGCGCTTATCCAAGCGGTACTGTGTATCCACACAATGAGGTTTGAGCTGGTCAGATACTCGCCTGACACCTGCGGGCTTTCAGCTCATTGGCTTTGGTGTTTTTATTGCTACGGTAGCACGACGGCATGAATAGCTGGGTACGAAAACACCAAACCAATAAACTAAATTCTGAGCTGTGGGCGACTTAACGATCTAGGTCTGTGGTGCCTCCGTCACGACCGTGACACGCCTTCACTGGCGTCTAATCAGCTCATTGGCTTGATTGATAACCCTTTGCAGTCTGACAGGCTGATGCCTTGGGTTGCGATGTGCCATCAATCAAGCCAATAAGCACTGGCATTGCAGGTGTCAGCAAGGAGAACCCCTTCAACCTGTTTTGACCTGCAATGTCAGTAAACAAAGATTACTTAAACAATTCTGATTTTGCAAGTAATTCAGCTAATTCTTGCAATTCTTTTTCTTCATCGTCAACGCCTGGTTGATATGCACCTGTAATTTTCTCGATCTGGCGCTTACTCAACCAGCCAACTGAATCAAGAATTTCTCGCAGTTCGGCTTTGGTTGGTAATTTGCCTTCTTCGAGATGGGATTTAATTTCTTGCAATCGTGATTCTTCGTTGCAGGCAAAGTTGACCCACGACACTTCGACTACATGGACTTTAATCAGGTCATTGCATTTTAATGCAGTGTTCCATTTTTCTTCAATCACTTGGTAGCCAATGCTGAAACTGTCTAACGCTTTATCTTTCGCCAGTGTTTCAATATCCATGCCCATTGTGGTTTTGGAAAGCTTGCCACGCATGAACAGACCTTTTTCATCTTCACGCATTTCAAACCAAGGGCCGACAGGTAAACCGTAAGGATTGTGCATCCAGAACATTTTAGGCATGGTGCCATTGGCTTTGTGTCGAGCAATTGAATCTGTGAAACAACCGTCTACTGTCCGGTCCTGGGCATGGTCAATGACACCTTTTACGTTGGCATAGCAACTAAATTCACCAGTAGCTGAGTCATACTTAAATTCGGTAACGGGTACAACTATATGCCGAACTGATTTATTTTTTACTGTCATCGGTATTACCCTCGTTATTTTGGTTATTGGCCTGACCGTATAGTTGAGCCTGAATTTCTTTAATGTCGGTCCACAGACCATAAGTGACGTTATTGTTGTCGATGGCGAAAACGTCACCGCCTTCAATGGTTTCACGGCCAAGGTCGATACGGCCTTCGTTAATCGACGCTAAACCACCTTTGACCTCACGTTCAACCGCTTCCACCAGTCGCCACGGTGAACCGGCGTAAAACGACTTACGGTTAAACTCGATACGCATACCGTCCGGCAATAGTGCATTAAAAGCGTATTCAAGCTTAACTAAGATCGGATTTAACGAATCACGCATGTACGCCTCGTCCAGTTCGGCCACGGTACTTTTAGTACCAGGATCACTGGCGATACCGGTGCGGTGCGGTGGCACTCGGGTCATCCGGCAAATACGGTTTAGTGTAAACTCTTTATTCCCGAGTAATTCAGCATCTTTAGGCGTTAGTCTTAAACTGATTGGCGTCAAACCTTGTTCAAAAACAGGAATGAAGTCAGCACCTTTGGCCCCGCGCATTTTCTTCATTTCTTCGCGCAGACGTTCCTGAGCGCCTGGATTATTAAACACTTGCTCGGTTTTAAGTGCCATCTGTGACGTGATGCCATTGGTCTGTAATGACTCATAGGCATCATCCTGTGCGTTGGCAATATTCAGCAATTGCGCACAGGCTTCAATCGGTCTAACCGGCCTGTAACCGTCTGTGGTGAACATGCTGATAATAAACAAATCTTCAGGATAAGCGGCAATAACCGGTTTACCGTCATTCGTCGAATACGTGTAATACACGACGCCGTTAACGTCCATCATCGGACATACGTTACGCTGGTTAGCGAATGGTATGACCTCCATGACTTCACCACGGTCATTACGCGCCAGATAAGCGTAAAAGACGCCATTGGTTTCGTAACATGCAATAGCCATTTCTAGAAACTGTTGCATGGTGAGGTAGTCACACGGACGCTGTGTGAATATCCGGTGATTCCGGCCTTGCAAAACCAGCTCCCGTGCATTACGGCTGGTTTTATAAAGCTTGATTGGCAATTGACCGATGGTTTCAGCTTTATCACGAACGCACGAATAAAACGCCTCAATTTTCATTGCTTTGCTTTCAGTGATAAACAATGACGAGAATTTACCTAAGACGTCAATACCAAAGCTTTCGCTAGATTTAGTATCAACGCTTTCGCCGCCAGCACTGAACCAGCTTTTCAATCTGGTCATCATTTTCATACTAAAAGCATTCCTCTGTCGTTATAGACGTTTTGTTCGACTCTGATCAGCGTAGCGCCTGACAGTGTGATAATTGTTGATATTAACGGGTCAATCTTATCCACTTTATCGTTTTCGCGCCACACCTCCATATTATTCTTCCTAGTCATTGACATCATAGCACACTCGCAAGCGTACTCAAATAACACACTATCGTAACGGAATAAGCCTTCCTTAATCAAACCTTCCAGCGATTTGGCTGGTTCACTCATGTTACCGGTGCCGTTACTCACTGCCACCATTGGTATGCCTAATTCCTCCATATCTTCGCAGACTTCTCGCATGTGCCACGGGTCATAGTGGAATGCTTCAGGCCGTAACTCGTCGTTCAGTTTAGTGATAACTTTCTTTATATCATCATTTTTAACTGTCGGGGTGTAGACCATTTCTAAATCACCGGTTTCGATGGCCTTTAAGTATTTACTGCGAAGGTAATCACTCACACTGTCAACAGTGGCTTTCGGTAAAATGTTGATATAGAAACAATCAACGCCACCGTCATCCATCGGAAACATGATACAGAAACTGGTTATGTCATGCACACGCGCACGGTCGATACCAACATAGACTTTACGGTCTAAATAGATTGGGTCAAGGTAACTTGTTCCAGACGGTTTACGACAAGCTTTGACCTCACTCATGTCAAGCCACTTATCAGAACCGCTAACAAAAATGTTACAGTGTTTTGTCAAAAAATTAGCTTTTTCTTCCTGCGACATTGACGCTTCAGCGTAACGGTCACGTAAATACTTCATCGACGGTAGGCCATAAATCAAACCAGGATTCGATTTAAACCACGTTGTTTCATCAGTCCAGTCGTCACCCTTGTCGATGGTGAACATCGCGTAAAAGTAGTTATCCTGCACGATGGGGTCATTCACATCTAACACGCGACAACCGTTTTTATAAATATCCGTGCAAAGGCCGTCGAGAATAAAACCAGCCGTAGTAATGGTGATCATCAAGTATTCAGGTTGTGCCCCGAACGCCGATATGATTACACCGTACAGATTACGGTCCTTAATTGCATGGCATTCATCAAGCGACGCGGTGATAGGGTTGAGGCCATCAAGCGATTTACTATCACTGGCAAGCGGTCTGAATTCACCTGATTTACTCGGCATTAAAATATCGTTGGCACGAGACTGAAAGAATTGGTTTAGTCGCGGTGATAAACGGATCATCTCACACGCTGTCGCCCATACTTCTTTGGCCTGGTCACGTTTTGTCGCCAGTGAAAACGCACGGGGCCGGTGCCCTGACTTATACATGAGGTAAAGCATTATGCCAGCGGCAAGGGTTGTTTTTCCTCCCTTGCGAGATACCAAGACAAAGCATTGGTTAAACCGGCGCGTACCTTTAGCGCGAGTCTGCATCATCTGGTCGAATACTTCTTCGAACCTGTCATCAGACCATCGCCAAGCGATTAACGACACGACTATGAATATTTGCCACGGTAAAAGTATTGTCGGTTTGCCTGCATGAATACCGTCAGTAATTGGGACGAAACGAAACCAATTCACAATCGAAGCGGCGGCGGATTCATCGAAATAAAATTCAGGATTTTCCAAATCACGGAAATGACGCTCTGCCGCCTGCTTCATGGTTTTGCATGATGGAATGCGGTCAGTCAGAATGTCATAACAATACTTATGGCACCAGCGCCAATCTTGATCCTTTGGCTTTAACTCAGGAAAAGCATAATCTTCAATATCAATCATACGTCATCAAAACCATCTGAGGTGTTGCCTGATGTCGGTCCATAAGTTTTAGCACCTCGACTGTTCGGTGTCATTTTAAATTCTTTCATTAAGCGTAACACTGATGGCCTGAGTTTTTCGAGTGCATCCCTCGAAGGGTTTTTCTTGGTTACGACGTTTCTGTCACCTTGAACCTCGATAGACTCACCACGATCTTTTAAGTCTTGGCGTAAACGGTTCATTTCGCATAAACTAACCGCAAGTTCACCAAGGGCCACACGGTCTTGATAATCCAGGGTGACACCATTGTCAGTAACATCCGCCAGCAGTGACCAATACTGCTCGTGTTCATCCATGCTAACCACCGATTTAGGTGGATTAGCCCTTATTCTGTCATGTACGTCCATAAATCACCTGTTTCTGTGAAATTCCGTAAATTATGGGGGAATTACTTTATTTTTGCAACTAACCATAATTTCCAATGATGCAAAACCAAGTTTACATTCACAGAGGAAATACCTTATTTTCAGGTTTTACGTGTTTTCGAGGAAGGCGCGGGACGGATCGGCCTCACTTTCGGTACAAAAGCACCCCCCTAGCCGATAATTTCCCGTTATAAATCAATAACTTAGATGATTTGATAATTTATCTGATGCGGTCGGGCTGTTGATAATTAGCAGATAATTAGCGGTATTTATTTGAATGATAATAGTGTCGCTGGTGTGGTGGTGTCGCTGGTGTGGTGGTGTCGCTGGTGTGGTGGTGTCGCTGGTGTGGTGGTGTCGCTGGTGTGGTGGTGTGGGGGGTGTGGTGGTGTGGGTGGTGTGGTGGTGTGGGTGG